CAAGATAAAGAATACAACGTTTTTAGGATAATTATATGATTAAAACTGTGATTTTATATCATGGTTTTTGATAATTATCTGAATATCAGCTACATATATATAATGTATTGATGTATAAGCACTTATCTTCGTGCTAAAATTTTACGTTTGACACGTTAAATAGGACATGTGCAATGTAATGTTGCAAAACAGTTGCAAAAAAAATATATGGTAATATGGCAACATTTAAAGTGGTAGTTTCAAAGAAACGTTCTGATGGTTATTATCCAGTTTACATTAGAATACTGCATAACCGTCAAAAGTTGGTAGTTAAGACCGATAAGTTTGTAACAGACAAAGGATTGGTTAAGGGCACGAAAGAGGTGAAGGACTCATTCGTGCTCGCAGCCTGTATGAGCCAAATAAATGGCTGGGTTGACAAATTGAACAGACTTGATATAACTGACTGGTCTGTTTATAAGGTTAGAGATTACCTTTTGACTTCTGCACAGGATATTTGTTTTTCTGAATTTGCTCGTTCTTATCTTCAATCACTTTCTTTGCAGCCTTCATCACGCCAAATTTATGAAAGTGCTTTGAAACATTTGGAAAACTTTGCTGGTACTGATAAGGTAATGTTTTCGCACTTAACTGTACGTTTTCTGACAGCATGGATGAAAACCATGGAGAATAAGCCTAGTAGCAGAAATTATTATCCTTCTTTGGTTAAGCGTATTTATTTGGAAGGTATCAAGAAATTTAATGATGAGGAGGCAGGTCTTATGCCAATAAAATTCAATCCTTGGAATAAGATAAAGATAGAGAAAAAAGCAGGTCCACACAAGCGTGCCATCACACTGGAGGAGTGTAGAAAGTTTTTTGCCGTTACTCCTGAATATCCACGGCAGCAGTTGGCTCTGGATGTTTGCAAGATGATATTGTGCTTGGCTGGCATCAATGTAGCTGACCTCATGAAAATGAAAAAGGTGGACTATTATGATGGAATCTTGCACTATGAGAGAAAGAAAACAAGTACGCGTCGTTATGATAAAGCGTATATAGAAATGAGAGTGCCGGATATGCTTTTACCAACCTTGGAGAAATATTTTTCTGAGGAAAGTGACCCTTATCTATTTATTTTTCATAAAATGTATTCCACTAATCGTTCTATGGATACGAATTTGGTACATTTCATTAAAGCTATCTGTAAGAACTATTTGGGTATGCCTGATGATAATTTTTATACTCCTTATACATTCCGGCACACTTGGGCCACAGTAGCCCAGAATGATATTGGTGCCAACTATGCAGAGATTGGCTTTGCTATGAATCATGCAACAGCTCATAGGATAACAAGCGGATATGTGAAGCCAGATTTCTCTAGGGCTTGGGAACTAAATGAGAAGGTGGTGGAGAAGGTCTTCTTTACCAATGATCCAAGCAGGCGAATGCAGGAGTATCATGTGCCTGAATTTGATAAGGTAGAGGAAACATTTGAGTTGTCTGCTGATGCTTACTTCATGGGTGAAGTTGTGGCTCATGTGGATGGCAAGGGCTATCGGAACATAGATGAGATAATAGAGCAGCTTATGGCCAGCATAAATGATACTGTTCCTACAAACTGCACGATACAGATTAAGGTGAAGAATGTCACCAAGGACCAGACGAAGTACTTTGAACGAGTCAGGGACATAAAATAGCTATTTTTGTGTTAATACAGATTAAAATTGACCCAATATAAGTTAAAATAGAGCGTTTTTGCTCGATAACCAAGTCAAGGGTAGTCTTCTCTAAAGTTGAAGAAAATTTAGAGAAGACTACCCATTTTTTATAATTAGCCATTATTAACAATTTTGAGATTTTTGATGTTGATAGTGGTTTCTTGTTTCTCAAATTTCTCTTCCAACTGCATGAAAGATTCCTCCACAGATAAGTTTCTGGATTCATCATTATTGAACGATACAGACTGGAGTTTTGGAGCCACGTATGGAAGGAACTTTGCCACCATCGCCAGACGTCCGGCAGGCTCTTGAATCTGCATGAGATCTGTGAAAAGTGAATAGTTCTTCTCATTGATACCATTGATGTAGCCAGTAAGGGCATCGCGTAAACTTTCACGGACACTTTTGGTAACCTTATTAGGTGTGCCAGCCTTACGTCCGCCAGTCTTCTTCCTCTTTGGCTTCGGCTCATTATTATTGTCTTGTTTTACTGCCATATTCTATTGATTTTTAATGTTTACTGATAGTTTTCGGGTGCAAATATAGGAAAAAATTACGAAACTTGGTGTTCAAGTTGCGGAACTTATCACAGATAGGTAAGAAAAACGCATTACTTTTGAACAGTTTAAACATTAAAATTCGAATTTTATGGGACTTATTGGAAGTATTGCTGGTGGAGTGACCTCTGCTGTAGGTGGTGCTCTAGCAGCTAAAGCAAGAAACAAGGGATATAATGATTATATCAAAATGTTTCAAGACCGTATGCAACAGGTGAAGGATCATCGTGACAACTTGTATTATCAGGATCCTACTCAGTCAGCGGAGAATCAGGTAGCCGTGACCAATGCCCAGAAGGTATTGGATAATGCTACAGCAACCGCAAAGAACACCAATATTGTTAGTGGTGGATCTGATGAAGCGGTTGCGCTGAGTAAGCAGGCTGCCCAGGAGCAAGTGGGTAAGATAATGCAAGAGGCTGCTGTGCAAGGTGCTCAGACCAAAGAAAATGTGTGGAATACTGCTGATTCGCAGATAGACCAGATGACTAACTACATCGCCACTGCCAAGAAGGAGAAGGCTCTTTCTACTGCTCAGGGTATCACGGATGCAGCTGGTGGATTGGCTAGCGCAGCAAGTAAATTGCCATATTAAGGAAGGAGGTAATTATGGGATTTACATTAGATGATTTAACTCCTAAACGCCCGGCTACTGCCGTTACTCCTTTTACTAATTTCCCTGATGATAATGCGGCGAAGCCGGAGGTTGCAGTATCAGTTCAGACAACTGATACAGAACCGGGAAAGGGTACAGCCATAGATACGACCGGTATTACTGGGAATGGTGGCAAGGAATCTTTTGCCCAGCAGCCAACCGAGGAAGTTACCAAGGTGGAGCCTAACCAGGGTATCAAGATAGACTGGAGCAGACCTTATGCCGAGATAGAACAGAATCCTATCTTGCAGCAGATGAAGCCTTATGACATTATGAGGGATTACCAGAAGAATGGTGATGGAAACTGGTCTGCCTTCATGCCTTGGCTTTCTTCACTTGGTGATGCCGATAAAACTGTGGCTGCAAATGCAGCTCTGCAAAAGAAGGCAGAGAATCAAGCCAAATGGGAACAATGGGGAAATCTTTTTATGCACTTGGGTAACTTCTTTGGTACAGTTCAAGGTGCTCCATCGCAAAAAATAGAATCTGCACAAGAACTTACTGATCGCCAACGCAAGATAAGAGAGGCTACTGAGGCTCTTCGTGCCAAGGGATATAACCAGATGATGGTGAATATCTATAAGGACCGTCAAGACAAACAGTCTCAAATGCAGGCAGAGGCTGCTGCAAAGGCAAATGAGGCACTGGCTGCTTATCGTGGTTCACAGAAGAATCAGACGGATGCTCTCACTCCTGTAAAGGTCCAGACGGAGAAGGAGAGAGGCAATGCTGCTGCTGCACAGGCTGCACTTAGTACATCGAAGAAGGAGACTGAGGATGCTTTGAGAGGCAAAAAGGGAAAATTACTTGATGCTCAAACTAATAATGCCAATGCCGGAGCTGCTGATCATAATGCTAGCGTTAACGTGAAGGGTGCGCAAGTTAGGCATATCAATTCGCAAACAGAGGGACAGAATCAGAGGAATGCCAACCAGAAGGAGGCTGATGATTTCAACACCAGGTATGTGAACGCCCCTGTCTTCAAGAAACATGTAAACCAGTGGGCCAAGAATAATGGTATGGCTATCGGTGGTAATGATGGCAGAGGTGGCACTTGGGCGAATGAAAAGAATCGCCAGCAGGCTTCTAGATGGGCTAAGGCTCAGATGAAGTTTGACCGGACTCCTCCTTCTCGTAGAGGTAGGGGTGGCAGTAAAGTACCTCCTTCACGTAGAGGCGGCAGTAAGGTTCCACCATCAAGGAGAAGAAAGTAACTGATTATTAATCAAAAAAATAAGATAAGGTATGTTTGACGAGCAAGACAGACAATATTTTTATAATGAGTTCAAGAACAATGGCTATGAAGTAGGTAGCTATGATGACTTCAAAAAGGACTTGAACAACGAGGAAGATCGTAACTGGTACTACAATGAGGCCAAGAACATGGGGTATGATGTGGGAACACAGGCAGACTTTGACAAGATGGTGCTGGAGCCAGCTCCATCTACTTCTGGTGGTGGTAAGCAGGTAGATGCTTCTGCTACGACTCAGAGTGTAGAGCAGAAGGCTTCTACTGAGACTAAGCCGCAGGTGGCTCTACCAGCAAAGAAGCAGGAAACAACAGACAAGGATCCTGGGCTTATAGCAAAAGTTTTGGATATGATTCCTACTGGTGTTCAGACGAGCAACGGAACATATCAGCCATCACCAGAGATTCCTCAGCCGGTTGTAAAAGGTGAGGAAATGCCAGTGAAGGAAGAAACTTCTTCTTCATCATCAGCTAATGCGGCTTCTCCTGAATCTAAAGAGGTGGCTCCTGTTACGACTCCAACCGGTGTGGTGAATAATGAAGGCATGATGGATGCCAAACTTGCCAACTATTTGGAGAACTGGAAGCAGAGACCGGATAAGCAGAGTACTTACTTTGAGAATTTGGTTGCCGACTTGTTGGCTGATGGCACTGCCAATAGCAATGAGGAGGCAGTGAGCATAGTGAAGTCTGCTCTGGGCAGATATGCCAACCGTTCTGCCATGGACGTTACCAACCAGGTAGTTTCTTCTTTGCCTGATGATACTGTGCAGGATGCAGAGAAGAGTATTGAAGCGCAATGGTATAGCCATGGCGTGCAGGATAAGTTGAAGCAGGAGGCATATAACATGGGTATCAGCTATGATGACTATGTGGGACTGTTCTTGAAGCCAGCTATGGTACAGAGTTTGGTTAACAAGTATGGTCCGAAATATCGTGACATCGCTGAGGGTATTGCTACACGCCTCTATTCGCATGATGAGAATGTACAGGACAGACTGATGAATCAGGACATCAATGATGCGCTTTCTAGTGTTATCAGTAAGTATGTGAATCCATCTGTAGTGGATGAGTACAATAAGGCTCAGGAGGCAGGTAGCAAGGCATTCAACGAAGGTATGGAAGGAAGTCAGTATATTCCGGCTAATCTTCGTCTGGGTACAGTACTTGGTGCTCAGTATGAGGCAAACGAGGCCAAGGATCCTGCAAAGGTGCTTTCTAGTTTGCAGAAGAAGTTTGGCAGGCTCTACCGGAATCCGGAGTTCCTGAATGATATGAGCAATGCGGCATTTAAGGTGATGCAGCGATATGGCTTGAATGGAACTCAGAGTAGTGATCCTAAGCAGTTCAAGCCGATGATCAATTCTGTTCTTAAGAATGAACTCGACCAGTTGGAGATTAAGGGTATGATGCCTAAGGGTAGTGCTGAGTACATCATGAAGACTGGTCTTGGTAACACTATTGTGGGTAAGATTACTCGCAAGGCTGTTCAGACGGACTACCAGAACTGGCTGGAGGATATTGCCAATCAGCAGTATCAGCCTGGCTTTTGGGAGAACGTGGCTAGTGGTGCTCTGACCTTTGCAGGTGATGCCTGGAGTTATTGGCTGCCGGGAGCCGCAGGTGGTAAGTTGACTAAGAGCATGGTAGCCAAGGCAGAGGGTAAACTGGCTGGTGACCTCATGGCTAAGGGTATGGAGCGCAAGATGGCTGAGCGAGCTGCCAAGGTGCTTATCGGTAAGAGTAAGGCCGAGGCTTTGAAGAGTGGAGCCGTACATGGTGCTGTTACCTTTGGTGGTCAGTCGGTTATTTCAAAGCCTATTGATGAAAAATACCGCACTGGTCAGTTTGATGAGAATGGCAATATTTACAATCCTTCTGGGTGGAAAATAGCACTTGATACTTTATTAGAGGGAGGTAAACAGAGTGCCTTAGGTGTTATCATGCAGGGTAATACTATTGCCAATATGATAGGCAAGGGCAGAGGCTTAGCTACCAATATTCTGGCTGATATTGGTGGTAAGGTTGCGGATTCCGGTATCATGACTGGTCATCAGATATTGGAGCGTATGGCGCAGGATCCGAACTTCAAGCCTACAGGTAAGGATGCTGCCGAGAGTTTCTTGGAGAGCATGGCGAACCTTACTGCTATCGGCTTGCCGGGCATGGTGGGCAAGTATGCCCGATTCAAGGACGCAAGGGAGTTTAACAAGAAGTTTGACTTTACGGATCAGGATATTGCCGAGTTGAAGAGATTCGGCTATGATGGTCTTCGTGATGCTTTTGAGAAGATGGGCATCGGGGAGTATGCTGTGGTTGGTGAGAATGCTCAGCGACTTGATGGGCAGTTAACCCAGAAGTATATGGACCTGATGAACGACAAGAGTGTTCCGGAGGTGTTGAAGGCTAAGATGATGGCAGTTGTTGAAGGCAAACGCCCTTCTTCTTTCTCGCCTATTGTTGATTCCATCATCATTCAGCCAATGGATAATGATGGCAAGGTTTATCTCGAAACCTTAAATAAGGATGGCGGTATTGTTGAAAGAAAGGAGTTTTCTTCTCTTGATGAGGCTCAGAAGGCAGATAAGAAACTGGAGTATGAGAAGACTCTTGGTTTGGCTTCTGTGCTGGAAGGTGAGTTCCACAATGAGTTTACGCAGGAGCATCTTGATGGCTTATACAACAAGGCTGCGCAGAAATATAATATGGGTGAGAAATTGACAGATGAGGATAAGGCAGCGGTTTATCTTCATCAGAATGCTGGTGCCATCAAGGAGATCATGGATAAGCAGCAGAAGGGTATTATCCTTACTGACGAGGAGCAGAAGCAGGTTAATGACTATCGTCATTATTATGACAGTGCTTTGGAGAACAGTTCTGTGATGAGGGAGTTCGTCAATACGTTTGAGGATTCACATGGTGTGGCGCGCGGTACACTTCGTAAGGCTTTGGAGTCGAAAGATAAAAAATATTCGCCATTGGTAGAATCTTATCTTAAGGAGCTTTACAATTCCATTGAACTGAAACGTGAAATGAAGCAGATAGAGGATGATAAAAAACGTATAGAGCAGGGCGATGTTGATGGCGCAAAATCAGCTACTCCTGTTGAGGGACCTGCTTCTGTAGAGGGTTCTGCTGGTGGTCAGGAGCCTCCTGTTTCAGAGGAACCTGCTCCATATCAAGACCGTACCAACTCCGTACCAACTCCGAGTGATGCAGAAGTTGCTGCAAACCCTGCAAACTCTGCTGCAGAGGGTGCAGGAAATGAGCCTAAGGTTGCAAGCTCTGATGCTTTTGTTATGGGACAGAATGCCTATAAGAATGGGGATTCTGAGGCTTTGCAGGCTATTGACAATAATAGCGATTTGGCAACAGGACGTTTGAAGCGAGCGTTTGCTGATAACGAGAAGATGCCTGATATTGTAGCCAATGCCTATAATGAGGGTAGAGATATGGAGCAGTTTGTGGCTCAGCGTGCAAGTAGTTTGACTCCAGCACAGAAGGAGGCTATCAGTAAGTATGTAGAGGCAATGGATGCCAAGAATGGTGCTATTGATGCTCTGCAGCATGCTGATGATGGCTATGGTGAGGCGTTGAAGCAGCAGCTCTGGTCATACCAGACGGAAGACGGAAACATAGTTCCTGCTACTTTGGATAGCGGAAAACAGGTGTTCCTGAAGAAGGCTAACGAATATGGTGGAGCCTTTGTTGTCGTTCCAGATGAGCAGGGACAGCCTACAATTAAGCAGGTATCTAATGCCGAGATTAAAGAGGTGGGCACTCCTGTTTCTCTTGATGAATACATCGAAAATACGGTGGCTCAGCAGAAGGATGCAAGAGCGCAGCAGTTTATCAGCCAGTTTGATGGTAGTGGCTTGAAGCTGAATGATCAGGTAACAGTTGCCATGGAGGAGGGCGATGCTAATATCAACATGACCTTTGCCGGATATAGCAAGGACGGAAAGATTGTACTTACTGATGGCAAAGATTATCTTTCCCTATCTAAAGAAGAGTTTGCAGCATGGCGCAAGAATGCGCTCGACAACACAATCAATGAGCATTTGGATGCCGAGGATGATGAACGTGAACAGGAAGCAGCTTCACAGGCTGAGGCTGATAAGAAGCAGCGTTATGCTAATGGCATCGTGGGACTGAGCGAGGGCCAGCCGGACTATTCTTCTAAGGATACAGATCCAAAAGTGGCTGCTGAGTATCTTCAGGAGCAGTTTGGGGAAGACCATGGCAAACTTTTGAATCTGGTTAATGGCAGCCGTGATGACATCAAAACGCAACTTGCCAACAAGAGAAGGGCTGCTATTGAATATCAGAACTGGCTTGATACCAATGCCGATCTTGACCCGGAAAAAGCTAAGAAGGTGGAGGATGAGTTGAGTCTGGTTAATGAGCAGCTTGCAGATCTTGATGCTCGTTTCAAGAACTGGAATACTATCCGCAACAGTGTGATGACTCCTGATGAGGTGAAAGCTATGAAGGAGGAGCGCAAGGCTGAGGTAGAGAAGGCTGGTATTGATGAATCTGCCATCGTGCCATCTGATGATTTCCATGTACTCGTACTTGATGATAAAGAATTGAAGAAGCAATATCCAACTATGGATAAGGCTACCGACTATATTACCTCTCAACGCAAGGACATCTATCATACCCAGGAGGATGTGGAGCGCAAGATAAATGGTGTGAATGATATGCTGGATCAGTATATCAATGGCGAAACAGAGCTGGACCCTAGCCAACTTATGGAATTGAATACTTCAAAGGCTCAACTGGAGGCCCTGCAGACTAATTTGTCTGTTGCTGCCAAGGGTTTGAAGGCTCAGGCTAATAAACTCAGCAGACTCTACAAAACGGAAGTTAGCAAGCAGGAAATGGAGAAACTGGGCATGACACCTTCAGAGCAACGTAAGGCATTGGTGGCTGATGCGCTGAAGAAGAACGATATGAATGCTATCCATGATATATATAAGGATGCTTCCGTTGATGTGATGGACTTAACTCCTCAGACTCTCGAAGAGGCTGTATCAGAGTCTTTGCTTCCTCATAGCTTGAATCCAGAATCTCTTCAATATGAGTTGGGCAAGAGCAATTTTAAGTTTGGTATTGGCAAGGGGTATGATTCTAATAAGTTCAATTATCTTATTGCAAAGAAAGGAACCGGTATGTCGGTTAACGAATTTGCTGTGAGAGTATATAATGACCTTCCTGTAAACTTGCAGGATATGGGATATACCGATCAAGATGTTCGTAATGCCCTTCTTGATATGTTCAAGTCTTATGACAGCGTGAAGGAAATGAGAAATGTGGCTCTAATGAACCGCATAGCTGCTGCAGAAGATGAACTTTCAAGCGAGGAAGAGTATTACGAAGCACAGAAAGAGCGAGAAATTATCGAAAGACAGGCAGAAATTGAGCAATATAAATCGTATATTCACGAAAAAGAGTTATCTTTGCCGTCTGAAAGCGAACTTGATCACATCAATGGACTTGAATTTGACCGTATGATGGAGATTGAGGATCGTGAACGAGAGTACAAACAATATGTTAAATCAATTTTACCAGAATTAGCTGATTATGATGACAGAAGCAATGAAGAAGGATATGGAGGAGGCAGTAGCCTGGGTAGCGACTCTTCACGGAGAGGAGTTGATGAAAGAAATAGCCAAGGCGAAGAAGTTGGTAACGGAGAAGCATCTTCTGAGTCCGAGATTGGAGAAGGCTCTGATAGCGGACGCAAAGGGCGACAAGAGACTGGCAGCATGGAACCTGGCAAAGGCTCAGCTGTTCGAGGCTCACATCTACCGCAAGAAACATCCTTCGGAGAACGTTTAAAGAGTGCCATTGCCGAAACTGAGACCGAAATAACAGAGGCTCAGAAGAAGGCAGGAAACTACAAAAAGGGTCATTTGTCCTTTGGTGGCTACGATTATACCGTAGAAACACCAAAGGGCGTGACTCGCAGCGGTAAGGACGAGCAGGGCAAGCCTTGGAGCGTGACCATGCACGATACTTACGGCTATATCCTTGGTAAAATTGGCGTTGATGGTGACCATATTGATATGTTCATCAATGACGCTGCAGACCTTGATACTTTTGATGGTAACGTTTATGTTGTTGACCAGGTGAACCCAGAGACTGGTGAGTTTGACGAGCATAAGGTGATGTATGGCTATCCTTCTGAGGAGGCTGCTACAGAGGCTTATCTTGCCAACTACTCCAAGGGCTGGAAGGGACTTGGTAAGGTTACTTCTGTGCCTAAGGCTACCTTTGACAAGTGGCTGGAGTCTTCTGACCGCAAGACTAAGCCTTTTGCGGAGTATGCTATGGTACAGAAGGAACAGGCGAAATTTGACCGCGATGTGAAGGAGGTGAAGCCTTCGGAAATGACGGAGGCGCAGAAGGTGGCTTATGATGCTGTATCTACTATGCTTAAGAAGGCTGGCATCCCTGTGAAGGTTGTTAGCAATGAGGATATGGAGAAGGTAGCTGAGGCGCAGGATAACCTGGCAGTAGAAATGCTTTTGAATGATCCTCGTCTTCGCTTCTATATCAAGACTCCTGAGCAGAAGGAGGCGGCCAAGGCTGCTTATGACTGGGCTGCTAAACACAGACCGGACAAATTTAAGCAGTATGCCATCGTTAATATGGATAATCCGAACCAACCTCCTCAGTACTTTGAGAAGAAGGACTTAGCTGAGAAGTGGCGCAAGTACTATACCAATGCCTGGAAGATAGGAAACTACAAGGCATTTAATCTCAATAAGCCATTTGAGGAACAAATCAAGGACATTAAGGGTGATGTTCCTAGTGAGTTTGACCCTTATAAGGCAGAATCTCTGCTCAATAAGAGAATCGAGTTAGAGAAGCAGATTAAAGAAACCGAGGATTCCTATAATGCCAAGAAGAAAGAGCGCGCAGAGTATCAAAATCAGTTAATGCAGGACTATATGGATCAGCATGGCTTATCTTCTGAGAACGATATTCCAGATGATGTTTGGACTGACTACAGGGATAAATCCTTTGAAAAGTATCAAGATACACTTGATGACTTGTTCCATAAGTATGTTGAGTTAGATAATCAGTTGAAGGCTGTTGCTGAGCCGGGAGTAAGATTCTTGCGTACTTACCATGGTACTGGTGCTAAGTTTGACAAGTTCGATTTATCTCATGCCTTGGAGGGCGAAGGAAGCGAGACGTTCGGACATGGTGTGTATGTTACGAACTCTAAGGAGATAGGCACAGATTATGCACAGAGAGCTAAGGATAAGAAGGCAATATTTGGCTTTGAATTTGTAAATCCACAAAGTATGTCAAAAGAGGCACAGGATATGCTGAGACATTATATGTATAAGCATCAAGATGTGGCAAAGGGCTTGGAGAATGCACGTAAAGATTTGAAAGATGTTATAGGAAAATTCCCTGATACAGATTATCTGCAAGAACTAAACGAAATTCTTGCAAAGGACGATGATAGCATAGCTATACCAAGTAATAGAGCATATCGATATGATGTGGATATTCCTGATGATAATGGCAGCAACTATCTTGGATGGAACGAATCTCAGAATTTTCCATTGGAAAAATGGTATAGACTTTGGGAAATAACCCACAACGGTTTCAGTGAAAACGAGTATTTCAAAGATGGTGGAGCGAGATATGATATAGATAGGATTGAGCGTATCACCCAAATGAAACTTGAATCGCCAGAGAATGGCATGCAGAAACTTCCTACATTGAAAGGTGAAGAACTTTATCATGCTTTGGAAGACTTCTTTGACCGTGAAAGACCTTCGTATGGTGCAGAATTAGCATCAAGGGCTTTGGGCGAAATAGGCTTTGTCGGCATCAAGTACCCTGCTGGCATGATTCATGGTGGTGCCAAGGAAGGTGATTATAACTATGTGGTCTTTGACGAGAACAATGCCCAGATTGTTGATCATACCAAGTTTGCGCAGGGTAAAGGTGTAGTTTACGGCTACACTGATGGCAAGCAGATTGTGCTGAATCAAGAGCATCTGAATCCCAACACTCCTATTCATGAGTATCAACATCTTTGGCGTACTGCTGCCAAAAACATGAATCCGGAACTTATAGAGCATGGTGATAAACTCATCATGCAGACCCAGCTATTTGCCGACTTGAAGGAGGACCCTAACTATAATCATCTGACAGATGAGCAGATTTGCGATGAGGCTTTTGCTCGTTTGACCGGTGAGGACGCAGCTGCCATTCTGGAACAGATGGCTAAGGATGCTATCAAGGAGAATCCGCTTGATACAGCAAAGGAACTGAGCGTTATCAATAAGTTGAAGGAGTGGCTGAAGAAGTTCTGGTATTGGACTCTTGATACATTTACGAAGTGGAAGCCTGAGGACATTAAGAAAATGACCTTGGAGGATATTCGTAATCTTGTGTTGAGAGACTTGGCGAATGGGGTGGATCCACGAACTAAACTTCATGAGGCAGAGAATGCTGATGACATCAAGTTTATGGGTTCTACTACTAAGAAACGTATGAAGGACATTTCTACACAACTAGAAGGTAGAGAACTTGATGAGGCTCAACAGGCAGTTGCTGATGTTTATTCTGGGAAAAAGGATAATGTATCATTAACCGTGGAGCGTGAAGATGGAAGCAATAAAATCATCATGCGCCAAGGAAATGATAATCATGCAGGAACAAAGCATAGCGTATTCCGTCATTATGGTGTAAAAGCTAATTCTTTAAATGTTGATGATTTGTTGCTGATTCCTACAGTATTAAAAGAAGGTGAACGCAAAGTAAGCGATAATGGCAGAGTTGCCTATGTTTATGTAGATCCAACTTCACAAGTAAAATACACTGTAGTAACAGAACCAAAGAATAACAAGGAATTTTTTAATGATTTCTATTCAAATAAAAAAGCAAATCCATCAGAGACGTCTAGGGTAGTTGAAAACTCCACAAACACTCCCGAAGGAGCACATAACAATGATGGAAATGCTTTTATGCGTGCAAAGGTAGATAATAATTCTGAAACTGCCAAGGAAAATGGTGGAAATTTATCTGTGGAGGATAAAATTAAGGCTGTATCTCAGCAATTTGGTGTAGATGAGACAGATGTGGCGATGTATGCCAATGCTATTAAGAAGGGTTCTACTGCTGAGGCTGCACGTGCCAGAGCAAACATCAAACGCCATTTGTTGCAGGCAAATGAAGATAAGATTTCCTCTTTCAAGGAACTTCTTAAGTACACCGTGCCTGTAAATGAAGCCTTGAAGGAGAACTTTGGTGACGTTGATGCCATGATAGAGGAACGCAAGCAGCAGATGGAGGCGCAGCGTAACGCCATGGAAGCTGCTAGAAAGAGAGCAGAGGAAGAGGAAGCCAAGCGACAAAAGCACTTGGAGGAACTTTCTCTGATTCCTGATGATCAACTTGACAAGCAGTATATGGATGCTCTTGCTAAGGGTGATGATGCTACTGCCAGGGAAATGCTTGATGAGGCTGCCAGACGCAAGGGCTATGATGATACAGAAAGCTCATATCAGGGTGTAGGTGCATGGAAAGCACCGGGAAACCCTGGATATGAAAGCGACAAGGCGAGACGTGATGATTGGGAATCTAGCGGTTCGGATGTGAACCTGGAGGATATGGCTTTGGGCTATACTCCTCAGCCGGATGATTACTTCTCTCACCCTGAGCGTTATTCTCAGAACACTCCTCATGGATTGGAATCTGTGAAAGCCATCAATGCGGCTATTGATGCCATTAAGAATGGTGAGAAGGATGTTAAGGTAAAGGTTTATCGTGCTGTTCCTACTTCGGTGAAGGAAAGTAAGTTGCGTAATGGTGACTGGGTTACTCCTTCTAAGAAATATGCCGAAATGCACGGAACAAACCGTCTGGAAGGCAAATATCGTATCATCGAGGATGAAGTGCCTGCAAATCAACTGTGGTGGGATGGTAATGACGCAAACGAGTTTGGCTTTGATGATGGCAAGGAGTATAAATACAAGAATGCCAAGAACAACAGAAAGTTGAACGACCTTGTTACCTATGATGATGAGGGGGACGTTATTCCACCTTCTAAGCGCTTCAATTCTCGCAAGCAGGATGTTCGGTTCCATCGAGTGACAGAGCCGGAGGAATTGGATAGGCTGAATAAGGAGAAAACTTTCCGGATGTATAGCGGAATGCAGGAGCTGGATGGCAAACTCTATTCGCCTATGGCTGCCATTATTGACGGAAAGCGTACTGATGCTACTGAGATTGGGGCTTGGATGGGGGCTGATGAGAGACCTGATCTTGTGAAGGGTGGAAAGTTCCAACTTGTGAAGACCGACAAGAACCCTGGGGCAGGAGAAGGGCCAGTGCGTGCTGCCTACAATCCTTATATGCATACTTCCACTTCGATGATGAACGACCAGTTTACCGGGGCTTATGCCAGAGGTAATATCAAGGTTGTGGAATGGGAGATTCCGGAGAGCGAGAAGACAAGCGGCTACCATGCTGAGGGTGCAAAGGATGCCGTGGGACTTGTGCCTTGGCATTCGGGTTCCGTAAATGGTTTGTTGCCGAAGGATAGACAGAGGTCGGTGATGTTGTCTCGCTGGAGAAAGGCGGTGAGAGTAGTTCCTGATTCTGAGGTGGCTGAGAGCATTGCTGAGCAGCTAGAGGGTACAGGGCTGGCTATTCCTTGGAACGTTGTTACTCCTAACCAGGTGAGGGAGTTGGTTAAACTGGGTGTGCCTATTACTACCGTTGAGTCTGGACAGCAGGCTCCTGAGACTAAGGAGAAGTTTATGGCTCAGATGGAGGAGTTAAAGAAGGAGTTTCCGCAGGCTCAGTTCGTTGACGTGAAAATGACCAAAGAGGCTTTCAAGGAATGGGGCGGCAAGGGACTTGTGAAATCTCCTATCGTGGAGCAGAAGTTGAAGAAGCATCCTGATTCGCTGATGAAGGCTGGCACCTACTTTAGTGGTGGTGGTCTGGTTGAAGAGGGATTGAAGGGCATTATCGACCCAGTGGTGGCTGTGGAGTATGACCGAAAGATAAGTGGCGTGTATCGCAACAACTTCGGACAGCATATTGTTACGGCTGACGTGAGAGACGTGGACCCTAAGGAACTGGTGAAGCATATTGATGGCGAGGTGGAGTATTTCCATGCTTCGCCTGTATGCAAGAACTATTCTCAGGCTAAGAGCAATGGGGGCGAAGTGGAGCTTGACAAGGAGACAGCCAAGAGTACTGCCGACTTTATCAATGCAGTGAAGCCGCGAGTGGTGACTATCGAGAACGTGAAGGGTTACAAGGACTCTGAGGCGATGAAGATTATCACCCAGGCGTTGGATAAGAACGGCTACAAATGGGATGCAGACGTGTATAATGCCGCAGATTTTGGAGGCTATACCAGCAGGGAGCGACTGATAGTGAGAGCCGTGAAGGACGGAGAACTGCCTGAAAAGCCAAAGAAGCAACCACGTAAGGGTGGATGGTTAGAGGCTGTGGAGGATATTCTGCCTACTTTGAAGGTGAAGGAAAGCGGTGTGGCTCCATGGATGGATGCCAGATTGAAGGCTGACGGTATTGACTGGAAGAAGGTGGAGAAGCCTCTTTATGTGATGGGCAGTGCTTATGCTGACGGCAAGATTCCTCATGCCTATGGGGATCAGATTCTGCCTACGCTGAGAACCAAGAGCGGAGACGTGATCATCATGCCGGGTGGAAAGGTTTTGCGTGCTGATGGCAGGGTGCTGGCGAGAATTACCGGACTGGGCGATGACTATCTGCTGCCTAAGACGGAATCTTTGGCACATACCATTATAGGCAATGGTATTCCGGTGCAGTTGACCCAAGGTGTGATTGCTCCTCTACTGAATAAGGATGACTTATCGGGCAGAAATGTGCTGGCACGACTTGGAAAATCTATCTTCAAGAATGACTGGGATGCTGATAAGCAGAAGAAGGTGAGCGACCGGGTAGTGAACACTGCCAACAAACTGGGTGGTGCTGAGGCTACGGTTTACACTTCTGTGGATGAGGTTCCGGATGCTTATCTGAGTGAAGTGAAGAATGGGGCTACCGGATGGTATGATCCGGAGACTCATACGGTGCATGTTTATCTGCCTAACTGTGCTGATGCGAGCGAGGCGGAGAGAACGGTGCTTCATGAAAAGATAGGCCATGAGGGTATGGAAGTGCTGCTGGGTGGCGAAGATGAGGTGAGAAAATTCGCTAATTTCGTTTATAATTCTGTCGCAGCAAGCACTCGCGGCAAGATTCTGGAGATTGCAAATGAGTATGATCCGGACTGGAAGAACCCTGACCGCATGAATATTGGAACGCAGGAGTATATCGCTCATTTGGCTGAGGAGGGTCCTAAGACTGCTGAGGACTTTACTCTTTGGACTAAGATTAAGCATTACCTTATCCGATTTTTGAAGAAACTGGGTATTCGTGTGCCTGGACTTCTCAATGATAAGGATTTGAGATACTACCTGATGAAGGCTGGCAAGGCTCTGCATGTTTGGGACAATATGCCTAAGGAGAAGCAGGAAGCCATGATGAAGCAGGCTAGCAATGCTGAAATCAAGGACTCGCTGGGTGAGGGAGCCAAGAACGGAAAGCCTCGCCAGAAGAAGGGCGAGAGTATGGTACAGTATATGAAGCGTGTGCAGGAATGGCGCAAGTGGAAGAATGCACGTGAGGATGAGAATGACCCAGAGCCTCCTATGTTCTACGACATCGACAAGGATGAGGAAGGCAAGAAGGAATGGGCACAGCTCAATAAGGACTGGCGTGAGCGACACCATCTTGCAAGCGAGGAGCCTATGGGGATGCCTATCCGTATGGAGGGCGAAGAGGATGGCGCCTACATGACTCGTATTCACGAATATGAGAAATGGAAGGATGCAATGAAGGACCAGAAAGACCCTTTGCCAGATATGTTTGCCTTCGAAAAGAAGAAGCAGGAGGAGGTGAAACGCAAGTATGAGGACTGGCTGGCCAAACATGATCTGCTGGAGCAGCAGCAAGCCGATCTGGACTTGTATGAGGGTAAGATTTATCCGGCAGAGACCAATCCCAAGGCTGATGCACTGGAGCAGCAAGTGATGCAGGACTTGGCTGAGGTGACCAGTACGGACGTGAGCAAGGAGGGTGCTGCCAAGACCGTGAAGCATGCCGTGATTCATAGACGCAAGAATATGGAGGAGGCTAGTGCAGACGATGCCATCTACATCAATGATGTGAAGAACAGAATAGAGAAGATGGCAGATAGCGGTGCTTTCGACAAGTTGCTTTCTGACTACCAAGGCAAGCCTAACCGGGCAGAGAAGCTGGCTGAGGCTATACCTTATATAATAGAGGCTCCTAGACGTTTGCGTGACCTGGCACACGATTTAAACGCCACTGGTGCTTTCGACAAAGGGCATATTCATATCCAGCCAGCTGATGTAGAGGCTATCCAACCTTTCGTGGCAGACTTGATTGCTGAGACAGGCAAGAAGCATACCGTTCTGAAAGACGACAAGGAGGTGGAGGTTTATGATGATCCTCAGGCTGTGAGCGATGTGGCTAGCAAGATGGCTCAGGCTATCAATGCCAATCACCAGGGCGAGGAAGGTTTTGTTCCTATTGACGGAACGGACATCCTGAGTGAGCATGTATTGCCACTTGTGAAGCAGCAGATTGTGCCGGAGGGTATCGATTACAAGAATCTCTCCCCTGAAATGAAGGCTGTCATTGATTCTATCAGAGACTGGTATAACTATACCTACGACTGGTTGAAGGATAATCGCACCTTAAGAGAGGACACCGGGTATAATGCCGACTATGTAAACCATATCTGGGATAAGGAGAAGAGCGACAAGCAGGCTTATGCGATGTATGTGGAGAACAGACAGCGTACCAAGAGTCCGAACGAGAAGCCGAGAACCATCAGTACCCTGATGGAGGGTATCAGCGTAGGACTTGTGCCTAAGACTACCGACATCACGAAGATGATGGCTTACTACAGCAGAAGCAATATCGAGGCTTGGGTTAACAAAACCATGCTGCAGGAGTTGAGCGGATTGAACGTAATAGAGCGCAATGAGGACGGAGAAATCGTTTCTTCTGACCCACTGCTCTCTTCTACGCCTCCTTTTAACCTGGAGCAGTATCAGTACTTTGAGATTCCAGGTGTGGGTCCTGTATGGGTATATAATGTATCTCCTAAGCAGGTGAAGGTGAAGAATCCTATCACTGGCAAGGAGAGGGTGCTTTATAGCGAGGCTAGTGCCGGAGACCGATTCGGTGTAGTATTCGAGACCTATCAGTCTTCTCCTTTCTGGAAGGCTTTTGATACGCTTGCTTCGAGTGCCAAGAAGCTGGAGCTGGGCTTTAGCGGTTTCCATGCCGGAGCCTTGACGGAGGTGTATATGGTACAGAACATGGCGGAGTTTGGTCCTAAGAAGGCTATGGCCAACTTTATGAAGTATATCTTTGTAGATACAGCCAAAAACCATGAACTACCTTGCTTTGCCAATCCTGAGGATTTTCAAGAGGCTGCTAGCCATCTGGTGAAGTTCGGAGCGACCAACGACTATGCTGCAGCGGATGTACAGAACATGTTTGACAACATGCGCGATGCGATGATAAAGGTGCAGAAGAAGTTGAAGGACGGAAATGGAGTTTCCGGAACGGTGGCTGTGGCTACTATGCCATTGAAGGTGGCAACGCAGATGCTTTCGCTCATCAACAAGGGCATGGATAGAGCCTTGTGGGATTTCCTTCATGACGGACTGAAACTTGCGACCTACCGGATGAGGGCTGACAAGACCAAGGAACGTGCCAAGAAGAAGGGATGGACTGAGGAGGAACTGAGCCGGGCTTTGGACGAGGACGGTCAGTTTGTGAACGATATGTTTGGTGGTCAGCATTGGGATGTATTGGGTGCCAGCCATCGAACCTTGCGCTATGCCGGACGAGTTCTTCTTTCACCAGACTGGAATGCTTCTACCACTCGCCACTTCCTGGCATTAACCGGATTTGGTTCTATCTGGAATGAGGCAACCTTTGAGAACTTCAAGCAGTACTACCAAAGACTGTGGCATAAGGAGCTTATGCCGGAGGATGAGGGAAGAAGGAGCAGACAGATTTCATCACTTCTCTGCTATGGTATCGGATTCATGGTGTTCTATGAGGCTTTTGCTAATGGCATTAATGCTGCCTTCCGTGCTCTGGATGAGGAGAAGGAACGCAAGAAGGCAGAGGAGATCCGGAAGACCAATCCAAGCTATAAGAGTATGTATGAACTGGCTTATCCAGATGGCATGAAGTGGTATGACTATCTTATGCGTGGAAATAGCCTTGGTCAACAGAGCAAGATCTTTATGGGCAGATATGCGGACGGAACGGAAATGTATATCAGACACGGTAAGCAGTTCCGTGAGGTTCCGGAATACCTCTTCAATCATAAGGGAGAACTGGAGTTCCCTGGACCTATGGTACAGCGAATGATAGGTAAGGCTAACCCTATGGTGAGAATGACCTTGGACAATATAAACTATCTGAGCGATTTCCAAGCCAGCCATGCGGATCAGGAGATTCAGCGCAAGTATGGCAAGACCATCGGACTGCTTTACAAAGATGCTTTGTACTGGGCACCTTTCCTGATTCCTAGTCAGGAGAACAAGGAGTTCAAGGCTGTGGATTTCTTCTTCCCTTCCAGCAAGGGTTTCTCTCCATGGAAGGCTCAGAGTTACTTCAAGGACTTTATCCTTAGCGGTGACATGGAGGGCGTGGTGATGACCTATCAGAGCTGCCAGCGCAATGGTATTGATCCTGAGGCTCAGATTAAAGCTGCCATTGGAAGCGTGAAGGCACTGGAGAGTGCAGAAATGCAAGATGGCGTGACATCCCTGCAGGAGGCTAGTAAACGCTTTGATGCTGCCAAGAGCATCACGGAAAAGAAGAAGATGCGCCAGAAGATGAAGAAATTCCTCTCTCAGAGTGAGTACAAGGCTTTCACCCAGAAGGAGGCTCTTGACATGGTGCAGGGCTATCTGAACGGTGATGAAGACTTGAAGGAAATGGAGAAGGCTGAAAGCAAGTACCTGATGAAGGCTAAGGCAGAGGACGTGACGGAGGACTGGAGAATACAGAACGTCTGGAACGGAACCATGGAGACTTATCAGGAGTATCAGCGCTTGAAGGATGTTGACAAGGTGAAGGCAAATGCCTTTAAGAACAGTAAGACCAACAAGCGACTGTTTGCGGCCAGAAAGGCTATCTCTGCTGCCAAGAGGAAGATGAATAAGGCTAAGAAGCAAATGGATGGTACAAACGATGCTGCCAAACTGGTAGAGATTCGGAATACCAGAAAGGAGCTGCTTAAAACGTTGAACGGAATGGAGTAGCCTTCGGGCTACTTCATTCTAGGAAATGTTCTATATTTTCGAAAATAGGCTTTGCAAATTCGTTTTTATGTTCAATATTTCCAAATATAGAAAAAGGGACTTGCTTCACAGCGAGTCCCTTTTTGATAGTTATAAAAATCTAATTCCAAATAAATTTAAAATAGTTATGATTAATGAATCATTTGTGTGTTTAAAGTTGAAGATGTTGGAGCGATGTTATCCGAGAGAAGTACCAGATGCATTCTCTGGTTCCTTTTTCTTTGGTGATGCCCAGCGTATGTAATCAGCCATGCTGTCATCCATGCGCTGCTGCTCACTCTTCGGATTCTCCTTCTTTTTCTCGCCCCAGAGACGTTGGGCAATATCATCCAAACACCACTGCCAATCGTCTCGAAGAGTGATGACCTTGGAACTTGGCATGATGGTTACATCTGCCTTTGGTGGATCAACACGCTTGGTGTTGCCATCCTTATCGGTCTCCTCCTTGGTACTGATAGAGGCGAAAGGCACGTTATTGTCATTAAGAAACTTCTCCACATCCTCCTTCTTGTTGTCGCAAAGGAGAATGCAGACGGAAACCTTATTCTTCTTCAAGGTGGTGAGGGCTTCTTTAGCCTTGCCTACCAGGGAGAGGTTGCCTTTATCATCTTTTGTGATGACGCAGGCTTCGTGAACATTGATTGATTTACTCATACTTAAAAACGTTTTTAAATGAAATGCGGAACAAAAATACTAGGAAATGATGGAAAAGTAATGTTAAGTTGCGCAACTTATCACTAATAAGCGAGAAAAATGTGGTATTTTTGGCGAAAAATTAAGAATTATGGTTGACAATCATGTAATAAATGACATATCGAACTATGCAGAGCCGGGACCAGACTCACTTGAAGGAGTGAGCCGGGAGCGGTTTACGCAGAGCGAAAGCAATCTTCTGTTGCTGCAATGGGCTTGCCAATACTTCTATGATGGTGCAGAACTGAGAAAGAAGTGGAAGCGAGCGCAAGACTTCGTGATGGGAAGGCAGTTGGAAGAGCTGATAGAGTGGAACGGAAGAAAGATTACCATCCGGCAGTATATGGAACTGAAAGGTATGCCAATACTGGAATACGATGTAATCGGAGACAAATTGCTTTCGCTCGTAGGTCTTGTGCGCCAGCAGCGCAGTACTGCTACATGTAGTGCCGTGGATCCAAACGAGGAAGACTATATCAGTTTCTTCAATGAATATCTTCGTCAGAACGACAACTTGAACGACAGGCAAGAGTTAGACGCGAGAATGTTTTACGCCTTCTGTGTCTTCGCCTTTGTGGGCATGAAAACCTATTATGGCAGAAGGGATGGCAAGAATGGTATCTTTGACTATTCTGTAGACATCTTTAAGCTAGCTTTACCACCTTTCTTTAAGTATGACCTGAGCGATGTGGAATTTATTGCTGAGGCTCATGATTTGACTTGGCGAGAGATTATTGCTACCTTTACAAATGGAAGCAAGGAAGAGGCTAATAAACTCAGTGAGATCTATCTACAGACGCAGCACCATTTTGCGCCCGAACAGACTTATCACCCGACTGGTGAAGCCCAGTATGCCGGAATAGATGATTTCACCCATTCTTCAGTAGTAGGCAAGTACCGGGTATTGGAAATCTGGACAAAAGAAACCAGACCAGCCATTTGGGTACATGACTGGGAGAGTGGAGATTGCGGATATGCCTCTCCTGACCAGCGTGCCTTCTATGAGGAGAAGAAACGCAAGATAGAGGAATCCAACATCATGAAAGATGAGAATGGCCTACCTATGCTCGATGAGAATGGTGAGCCTATCTACTATGTAGACCCTTCTGAACTTAAGACTATCGAAATTAAGGATGAGGCTGAGACCTATTGGTTCAGAAGATACCTTACCCCGAATGGCTATCTGCTGGATGCCAGGGAATCGCCCTACTATGTGCTGAGAGACGGTTTCAGAACTTCTATCATGCCATATACCTTCGCGGCTTATCCTTGCCTGAATGGTGAGATAAGAAGTTTCTCTATGCGTGCCGAGAACAACCAGCGCACCTTGAACCATTATATGATGATGATCAACTTCATTGTAGCGAATGGTGCCAAGGGAACGATGCTTGTGGACGAGAACGCATTGAGCGAGAAACAGAGCATCGATGAAATGCAGGTGAACTATACCAAAACAGATAGTATTATCTTGTGGAACTCGAAGAATGGAGGTAAACCACCTCAGACACTGGTCAACAAGAGTATTCCGGCAGGTGTTGACTTCATGGTGAACTTTGCCAAGACGATGGCGAGCGAGGGAAGTGGTGTGCAGGGTGCTCTTCAAGGCCAGCACCGGAATACCAGCGGTAAGCAATATCAGTTGGAAAGAGAATCATCATCTACCACCATACAGGACTTTGTTGAGAGTTTCAATAACTTTAAGGTACGGGTTGCCAAGAAGAAACTTTACCTGATACAGGAATTTTGTACTGATGCTGACAGCGTGAAACTGACAGGTGATGAATTTGAAATTCACTTCAATTCAGAGACCATGAGAGATATGGATCTAGATGTTTCTATCGACTTGGATGCATACAGCCCACTTATCAGAGATGCCAACAAAGATATGGCTTGGCAGATGATGGTGAGCGGCAAGATGGACCCATATACGATGCTTACGGTAGCTAACTTCCCTGGTACAGGAAGAATGAGGAAATACTTCAAGGAGCAATTGGAAAAACTAGAAGCTCTTCAGGCACAGCAAGCAGCCAATGGACAGATGCCTACAGATGGAGGGCAACAACAGGCAACAGCACCTGATACGCATCTAAAGGATTCCAGTGATGGAGCAAATGATTTGGCAGCTCTTCCTTCGGCAGCTATGTAGAAAAGAAGTTCTTAGTTAATTCATAATATTGAACGAAATGTTGTTCAGTTCTTAGATTAGATTATTTTATTTTTTTAGGTTTATTAGTTTTTAAGGTTGTTAGATTGTGAAGAGGAAGCCGTGATGGTCTCCTCTTCTTTTTGTTTAGTCAATACCATGTTCCTTCTTGTATATGCGTAACTTAAACATCAGGGTAGAAACTCGGTACATGTAGTATTCTTGCCAGTTTTTTAGTTTGGTTGTGCGCACCTTGTTGTCCGCATCGCAGCCGATGGCTCCCCACTTGGAAGGAGTATAGTAGTAGGATGCGGCTTTGATGTCTTCTACATTTTTGAAATAGCGAGTAGCTTTCCACTTGCCCATTTGGACTAATTTTCGATAGGCGAGCATGCACTTGCGGTTAGGATCGTAAGTCATAATCGCCCAATCTTTATGCGACTGGTCGTAGAGCATGTAGAAGCGAGGCGCACCACATTCTTTATACTTGTCAATGGTTGCCTTGACTCCTTTTTGCCACATGCGTGTGGCACGGAAAAGTTCGATACGAGTGACGATAGGCTGGTAGATGGCTATGAGCATCTTACGCAGCAGGTTTGAATAACTTTGTTTCATTTTTCTTTTTACTTTTAATTATTAACTTATATGGACAGGCGATAGAATCGCCTGGAACGGTGACTATACAGGGGCGTATCATGCTGCTGGCTAGATAGAGGCTAGTTGCCCCACCACCTATGCCTGACAACTCAGCTACTACTGGAGGGCGGTTGCGGAGACGTTCACGTTCTATCTCTGACTTTGAACGGAATGGAACGATTTCCGGTGCTGGCATATCCTTTTCTACGTAGAGGGCAATGGCGCGCGCCATGACACGGTCATCATGCTTTCCGGCTACGGCTCCATAACAGTCGTTCTGCTTGTAATAGAGGAAATAGGTACATTCGTCTATTGCCGCAAGTTCTCGTTCCATATAGCCACCATCACGGATGATGCGAGCCATGGTCTTCACTACTGCCACCTTGGTTGCCTTGTTGGTATTGAATCCCCATTTCATTTCGATATTCTTCACCTTCTTCAGTTTGGATTGTGATGCGCTATAGAGGTTATCGTATAGAGGCAGAAGGATAGGGAAGAACAGCTCTGACTGATTGCCCTCGGTATTGTTCATGCGCGAGTAGGCGGTATTGTTCTCGATGACCAGATAAGCATCATTATAGAAATGAGCTATCTGGGCGCAGCGCATGGCTAACTGATCGGCATCGCAGTGGCCATGCCACTCAGCTACGATTTCCGGTACACCACCATAGATTTCATCGTAGCGGTCGAGGACTACAATATCTGAGAAGTCGGAGGTTTTATGAGAACCACCAATATCGCAGGCTACAACGTAACGGTGCTTGACAATCTCGGAGTTATCGGGTCCAGCCCAAACTTTGAGAGGTCCACCAGCACGCTCTACGAAACGGATGTTGTTCATGCAAGCAGGGTCGGCTGCATCGTAGGAATCTCCCTCGATGTCGCCCACCATGATAGGCTCGATGCCCTTGCAGTCCTCTTCCATTTCCTTCAACTTGTATGGGTCGAAGACAGTTGTACCTGAGAATAGGAAGGCTTCAACATCATCAGAAGGGAACTCCTGACGCATATCGTCAAGAGTCTCATACTCCTTGGACTTCTCAATATACCAATGGATGCCCTCGAAAGATGCGCCTTTACATTCGTAGAGCCACCAATAGTACTTACCATGACCTTGCTCGTCATTGCGATTCTTCCACAGCCAGATGGCGAAATCGGCACGTTCATCCTCGGAAGCAAATGGCAATATATATTTTTCAATTTCGAACCATGCCACGAAGACAGGAGTAAATGCTGACAGTGGTTTTCCATCTTTGTCTACTGAGTTTGCGGCTACCCAGGCGTCATGAAACTCGTTTTCTCGTCCGTTAGGCGTTGACTCTCTGACGATGAATGTTAAAGGATCTGGCTGAATAGATGATGATGCAGCCTTGATCACCTTAGCCGGAGTCCACTCTGTGGTGTTAGGGAAGAAGGCTTCCTCAGTAATATGAGCAAGGGCAGCATCACCAGAACGACAAGATTCTGGGTTACGGGCAGAACCCGTCTGTATCTTGCAATCGCGTGGAATGAGATACTTGATATTCTGTATGGTTCCTGATGTCTTGATTTTGCGAGGGTCGTTCTTGAATGGTACACCAATATCGTAGAAGAGCCATGTAGGAATGGCATTAATTAGCTTCTCGTACATATCGAATACCTGTGTGGCAGATGAAGACTGGTGGCCAACGATATTACTATTCCAGTTTGTCTTCCAGAAGATCTGCAGCCATGCCATGTAGATGTCGGTAAGGGTAGAACCACCCCATTGGCGGCACTTCAAGAGAATGACACGGATATAGTGGTACTGACTGTGAAGGCGCAACTGTTCGAAGACCTTGGCTAGTTTAATCTGGGCATTGCGAAGAAGAAAAGGTATATCTTCACCACCATCCTTATTCTTGATTCGGGCGTAGGCGTAGGCGAAGAAATAGAAATCGTGCTTACAGCGCAGGCGTATGAGATAGCGGAAGACAGCATCGCGAGCCTTCTCTTGATCGAAGTCTGGCATGTACTTATCGCAAAAGGCCTCTATAGAACCACATTTGATGATGGCACAGAACTTCTTTTCCTTCAACATTTCCACCGGGAGCCAGAGTTTCTTTCCCTTTAAGAAGTCCGTGATGACACATTCAAAGCGGAGACCAGGGGCATTCTCTCCTGTAATGGGACGATAAGTAGCGAGGAGACTACGGAGTCTTCTCTTATCTTCTTCAAGAATCTCTTTGAGCTTCTTATCAGAAATCTGCTGCTGAGGTCGAACCTTTAAGGAGGATTTTGCTACTGGCATTCGTTATATAGAATAATGTTAAGTGTTGAATGTTAAATGTAAAGTGTGTTGGCATGCCGGATAAATCTCTCTGCCTTGGCATAGATGAAACCTAAACAGAATAAGACTATGTGGAAGATACCAGCTATGTAAGGGAGAAGGAAACCTATAGCCATACCGAGCACCATCTGCCAGAAGTAGATGCGGTGATACCGATAATACCATTGCGCAGAGAATCCCATGAAGAAAGAAATCAATACGGATGCACCCAATACAGGTAATGCCGGATAGTATACGAACGAAATCACCACGGAGCAGAGCCATGCAGCCAGTAGGCGATGGAAGCGGAACTGATGATGAAACATCAATATGCACCAGCCGTTGATACCCCAGTGTATAAAGTTGGCATGACCGAACATATATGCGAAATGGGTGTATAATGGCGATGATGGAGACACTGCCAGCGAAGCATGAAGCGGAATGATGAAAGCCATCAGGAGGATGATGAGAAGTGTAATATATAATGTACGCATAATGGAAGTGATTTATCGAGTTATGAATGATGTTTTCTTATTGCGGAAATAATTGTTTATTTTCATCTGTATATATCTAGGAGCCATGCCCAAATTGGGCGCAGGAAGATTCAGGCATACATACACAAGATTTTTGGTATTGTATTCCTTGTATTGATCCATCTGCCGGAGACGCAAGAAATCCTGATAGAAATCTTCAAAGAGTTTTTCTTTCATGGCTTGGTATTTGCCGAATTTAGGCTTTTCCCCCTTGATGCGTTTACATACATACCGATAGGCTGTGCTATCGGCGAGATAATAGCAAGAGGCAGGCATCTTGGCGATGTAATTGCATATCTTAGCCATGGTGGTAGGATATTCTACCATCCTCTTGGCCTTACGAAAGAGCAGATACATTTCTTGATCTCTTTTAAGGTAAATTTCGGATATGGAATTTAGATGTTTCATACCAGCAAAATTAATTCATCAAGATGCAGAACTTATCACAAAGTAATGCGAAATTTTCCTTAATTTAGCACACAAATATTAAAAATGAACATTTATGGCAAAAGAAATTATTGATAATCAGAAAGTTAAGTCAAAGCGAGATTCTTTCAGAGAACGTCTTGCTCAGCGTTATCCGGACTTGAATATGGACGATGATGAGGCTGTTTATGGTCAACTTTCGACCGATTACGACCAGTATGACCAGAATAAGCAGAAAATGGATGACTTCAACAAAATGTTGCAGGAAAACCCTCATGCTCCAAGTCTGGTGACAGGTCTTGTGACCAAGAAAAATGCCGATGGCAGCGACTTCAATTTTATCGATTTCATGATTGATGAGTTGGGTCAGGACTATGTTGATGCCATCAATGGTGACGAGAAGGCTAAGGCTCGTTTGAAGGCTAGTGAAAAAGAGAAACTTGAAGCCAGCGAGAAGCTAGCAAAGGACAATGAGCAACTTGCAGCCAATATGGAGCAAGAAGATGCCGAACTTGATGCAGCCATTAAAGAAGCGAAGTTGAAGCCTGAGGCGATTACCGATTTGATAGAATGGCTTTACAAGCGTAGCGATGATGGCGAGGATCATGATGATGATGGTTTCGTATGGCGTGCAGCTCGGTATGGCTTGAAGAAGGAAGACTTCTTGCGCCTCTTTCAAATCAAGGACTTCGACAAGGCTGTGGCTGATGCAGAGGAGCGAGGCTACAAGCGTGGTAAGAACGAGAAGATTGACCAGCAGAAACAACTGCATGATGGCAAGCAGGGCGGCAAGAAGAACATCAACATCGATGGAGGCGGTGGTGCACCATCACTTCCAAAGGAAAAGAGCCGTACAGAACAGGTGTACAGCAAGATGATTGGAATGTAGAATAAGAAATTTATAATTAATAATTTTAAATGTATAGATTATGAAACAGTTTAAGAAATGGTTTGGTTTCATGATGGCGGTGCTCGTCATGATCCTTAGTGGTGGAAGTTCTTATGCAATGGCAGAAAATCCTCCTGCTATTCCATCTGGTGAAGGTGGTGGTGGCGCGACAGGTCCTACAGATGGTCCTGGTGTTGGTGGTACTGGTCCTAAATGGGCAGCTGCTAGTCAGGAACAGCAGGAAAAAATGGGAAATTGGGACTACTATGTAGCACATGTTAACCCAACCGTGGTAGAAATGAAATTGGAGAGTTGCCCTATCGATCAGATTCTTCGAGCTTCGAAACGAATGACTCCTGTTGACAGCAACCGCATCGAATATTATTCCATCGGTCAGCGACCAATCAAAACCAAACTAACTGAGAAACTTGCTAAAACTACAAGTGGTGGCTCAGTGACATTTAAGGTAGAAAATCCTACTGTGTTTGGTATTGGTGATATTATCATGGTTAACGGCATGCTGGGTTATGATGATAATGGTACCGACAGAAGCAAGATGATTCCTCTGCAGTTGCGAGTTACGTCTGTTGACAACGATGGTAATCCAACCTGTTATGCACTGAATGGCAAAAAGAATTCATCACGTGGTAACAGAGACATTCCTGAGGATATTGCCATTGGAACAGTAGTAATGCGACTTGGTAGAGCCGCTGGAGAAAAGGAGGTTGAAACAGGTAGTTACTATTCTATGCCTGACAAGAGCTTCCAGTATTGCCAGCGATTCATTATGCAGGTAGAGGAATCTCTTATTGACCGTATGATGAAGACCCAGGTTCAGTGGGACTTCACCAGACAGGAGAAAATGGCGATGGACGATATGCGTCAGGGCCAGGAGTTGAGTGGTCTCTTTGGCTATCGCTCTCAGTCGAATGGTGGAAAGGATGTTGGTATGGTATACACTATGGGCGGCATCTTCTGGGAAGCTGGAAAGGATTTGCAGATAGGTCACTGGGAGCCAAAGATGCAAAGGAACGATAAAGGCGATCTTGTTCCTGTAACAACGAAGGTAAAGGTTACAAACTCTGATGGTGCAACTGAGGTTGTGAAGCAGGTATACGAGTATGTAATCAGCGAGAAAGAGTTGACTCAGTTTATTGCTGCTATGTTGAAGGGTGCAGGTAACTCTAGCCGTACCAAACTCCTCTTTGTTGACAACTTGATTTATCAGGCATTTGCTAACCTTCGCTCTAACAAGCGTATCATTACACAGACAGAAAAGGACTATCAGGGTTGGAAACTTGATTTCGAAAAGTTCGAAAGTATGGGTACTAAGATTCTGATTTATCGTCACGATGCTTTTAACTCCTGGGGTATGGATGGTAGAGCTTTCTGCCTGGATGCTCGTTATCTGGATAAGTATGTATTCGGCACATGGACCAGAAATGAGTTTAACGCTAAGGATCTCTTGATTCGTAACACAGCAGGTGTTGTGATGGAGGAGTATAGCTGCTGGGTACTGACCTTCCCGGATGCTCATGCGCGTGTTGCCCGACCAGTCTTCACTGGTGATGGCGTGACCGATGAGGAGATTCAGGAGACAGCGTAATCATCGTATAGGAAACTGATAGTTTTCTACATATATCAATCTAGGGGATAGTTGAGGCTAATGCAGTCTCACTATCCCTTCTCACCATAAACACAAATAGATATGTATAGATTTGTAGCTAAGAGCATGCTCATTTTTGTAGTGACTCTGCCGAGCGGACTGATCAAGAACATTGAGTTTGAGCGGTGCAGCAACGATGCCTATTCGTACATTACGGATAACAAGCAGGTGGCAGAATGCATCAGGAAACATCCTCTTACGAAGGAAGGCCGTATCATTGATGAGAGCCAGCCGGAAGAGGAGCAGATTCAGCAACAAAAAGAAGAGCAGGTGAAGGACGAGAATGCCCTTCATTTCGAGAACATCACTAAGGCAAAAAATTATCTCCAGAAGACATATAAGGTAGATGTAAGGAAACTGAAATCACCTGAGATGGTAAAGTCCAAGGCTAAAGAGCTGGGCGTGGTGATTGAGTTTTAGTTTGTAGTTTATAATTTATAATAGGTTTCTTGCTTATGGAAGTTCTTATGAGTGACCTAGTGAAGGAAATGCGCATAGCTATGGACGAAGTGATCCATGATGAGGTGAATGACATCATTACGGATGATTCGGACACGGAAATGAAGCAAGCCATTGAAACGGCAGCACAACAGATTCTGCTGCAAGCACCGGCACAGATGATTCTCCCCAAAAGGGTGGAAGTTTCGCTGAACGAAAGCGGCAAGCAGGATTATGATGCCATCCAAACCCAGTTTACAGATGGTCATGGATGCCTGACAATTCCTGAAGACTGGCTGAGATTGGTAGAACTGAAACTGAAAAGTTGGCAAAGCACGCTGACTATGCTGATGGAACCGGGCAGCAAGGAGGCTCAGATGCAAGCCTCCCGGTGGACCAGGGGAACGCCACAGAAACCAAAGGGCATGATTACCACATCGCCAACTACAGGAAAGCGAGTGCTGATGTACTGGACTGCCGGAAGGTATGATGCCAACCATGCTCCTGTTGGAGCTGTATATGATCATGAGGTTGAACTGTTCACGTATATCCCTTATCAAAAGTTAGAGAATGTGTATTCTACTGATACTGGGCATGAAAACGAAGTGACCGACCAGAAGGTCATCCTTTCCCTGACAGATGAATGCAAGAAATATCTTATCTATCGTGCCGTTTCAATCTTCCTTGTAAGTAAGAAGGAAAGCGAACTGGCAGAAAAGTATAACCAATTATCTCAAATATAATATTTTATGGCTAACGATATAGATAAAACAAGTCCTCACTACAAGGGTGATTTTGGCAGCATCTATGAGGTGAACAAGAAGTTCCCTACAGGAGGTGTTGCTGGCGACTTTGTGGTGATAGAAGGCTGGGCACATTACTGGAATGCGCCCAGAGGCACTTGGTGTGTGAATGCCGAGAGAGATAGTTATTGGGATGAGTTGATAACGAGTCTTATTGAGAAGTTTAAACTCATAAGAGGTGCCACGTATATGGGCGTGGCTAGTCTTGACACTGTGCCAGCAAAGGTTATCGGTGCCAAGATGTATTATTTTGCGACCGTAGCTGGTACGTATAAGAACTTTGATAATCTCGTAGTTCCTCAGGGCATCAATGTGCTCTATTCTGAGAATGGCAGCAGCTGGGTAAACACAACCTTGCTGGAAGTGGCTCGGCAACTAGGAAAGTCTGAGGATAAGGTAATGTCTCAGAAAGCAGTGAGTGACAAACTCAGTGACTTAGAAAACAGACTTGTCGTCCTCGGAGAGAAAGAATACAATTCAATCAACAAGGACGAAAGCAAGATTTATTTTGTCTATGAGGAGGAATAGGGATGATTAGGGCATTTGGGCATGACATCGCTATAATACTAGCCAAGGGCCGGATTATTGCAGCAGTATATCAAGGTACGAAACTAGTTTGGCAGGCGGTTCGCTCTTGCTTCGGGAGTGGTCGTTGGATAGATTCGAAACCATGGATAAATAACGAAGGGTGGAAAAACAAATAAAATTATAAACAATGGGAAAAGTTTTTGACAATCCAATAACTCTAGAAACTGACTGGGGAGGGGATGCTAGTACAGGAAACCTTCCAGTGTCGGGCAGACGAGTTCAGGAACTCATCAAGAAGACCTTCACCAAGAAGGGTGGATGCGTACAAATTAAAGATAAGAAGTTTTTGCAAATATTCGCAGATGAAGCATCCATGAAAAAGTATAATTCCGACACGGAAAAGTACGAAGATTTAGTTGTATCGCAAGTTCAGCTTCCGAACACCGGAGCTACACAAGCGACAATGAAAAATACGATATTAGTCACACCTAGCGAGTATACGACCGCTGGGAGTGTAGAGACTTTTAAGTTTAAGTATTTGTCTTATTACGAGAATGAAGGTGACCTTTCTCAGGTTAGTGGTTCTTGCACTGTCTATGTTGCAGGTAAGCAGCGTGAGAGAATAACCTTGCGCTCTGGTAATACATACACTATAGACGTAACTAAGTACATCGGGGAGGATGTAACCGAGATTAGATTTACTATAGACAATGCAGAGGGAAGTTCTAGAAGCTATGTTTACGAAGTGACGATGGTCAACCTTATGGTATCTTCCAGCTTCGACAGCGTGACTGCATACGAAGGTGTTATACCTTTCGTTTACACTCCTATTGGCAACATCAAGAAGACCGTACACATTATTTTGGACGGCAAGGAGATACACCAAGAAGAAACTGATGTCAACAACCGTCAGCAGACTTTTGATATTCCAGCGCAAGCGCACGGAGCGCATAGCCTGGAAGTTTATTTGTCCGCATCCGTGCATGGTTTGGAATTGAAGAGTAACCATCTTAACTTTGCACTCGTATGTATCGAGCAAGGAAACGAAACCCCAATCATCGCTAGCACCATGGAACATATACACATGAAGCAGTACGAGACGGTTTCCATTCCTTTTGTGGTCTACGACCCACTGAACAACCCAGCAGACATTGCTTTGAAGATTAACGATTCCATCGTGGCAACACGAAAGGTTGACCGCACCCAGCAATCGTGGGTATACAAGTCTATGAGCCAAGGAGATGCTACTATGACAATAACTTGCAGAAGTGTAAGCAAGACATTCTCATTGACTGTAGACAAGTCTTCTATCACATCAGAGGCAGAAACCCAGAACCTTGAGTTGTTCTTGACATCACAGGGAAGGAGCAATCAAGACACAGACAGGGAAACATGGGAGAACAATGGAATTGCGGCTTCGTTCTCTGAGATGAACTACATAACCAACGGATGGATAGTTGATAAGGACGGCAACACAGCCATGCGATTGAGCGGTGGAGCGGCAATGACTATTCCTTTGAAATTATTCTCCAAGGACATCAGACAGACTGGCAAGACCATAGAGATTGAGTTTGCTGTTCGCCAAGTGACGGACTATGAAGGTGTTGTTCTCTCTTGTCAGCAGGGCGGCATTGGTTTGCGACTGACACCGAACACAATATCCCTAACCTCGGAGCAGTCCACACTTGAGACCAAGTACAAGGAGGATGAGAGAGTGCGTGTGTCCTTCGTGGTTGAAAAGCGAGCCAACAACCGATTGATGCAGATTTATATCAACGGTATCAAATCGCAGTCACTGCAATACCCAGCCAATGACGGATTCGTTCAGCCATCACCAGTGGACATAACCGTAGTATCATCGACTGCCGCTATAGACATCTACAACATCAGGAGCTACTCTAACAACCTCAATGCACAGCAGCTACTGGATAACTATATTGCAGATATGGACGATATAGACAAGAAACTGGCTATTTTCAACCGTAATCAAGTCTATGATACATACGGCAATTTGAGTTATTCTAAGATGCTGGAGCAGATACCTTGCCTTATCATTACTGGCGAGTTATCGCAGTTTAAGGGAGACAAGAAAACTGTGAGCATTGAGTACGTTGACAAGAACCATCCAGAGAAGAGCTTTACTGCCGATGATGTTGTTTTGAACGTTCAGGGTACATCTTCCCAGTACTACCCACGAAAGAACTATAAGGGGCAGTTTAAGAAGGGTTTCAATATGACGGAGAGCGGAAAGCACGAGGATGCCTTTACGCTGGACGAGAATGCTGTTTTGCCTGCCGTTAACTTCTGCTGGAAGGCTGACTTCGCAGAATCAAGCGGAACACACAATACCGGTTTGGCTAACTATATCGGGTGGATGCTCAAGGAGGCGGGCATCTTGACTGAACCACAAAAGAAGAACGGTTTGATACGTACCACGGTGTACGGAGAGCCTTGCTTGATTTTCCATCGTGCTAGCGCAGGTGATACACCTCTGTTCATCGGTAAGTACAATTTCAACACCGACAAGAGCGCAGAGAACACATTCGGTTTTGCGGAGGGGGACGAATCATGGGAGTTTCTGAACAACACCAGCGACCGCTCGAATTTCCGTTCGGCAGACTTTTCAGATGATGGCTGGAAGAATGATTTTGAGGGTCGTTATCCAGATGGAAATGAGGATATTTCCCACATGAGGGAAGTGTTCACCTGGGTGGTTTCATGCAAGGACAATATAGAGAAGTTCAAGACAGAGTTCGCTGAGCATTTTGACAAGAAGACGATAATTTTCTACTACGTCATCACTTTGGTTTTCGGAATGGTTGACCAAAGAGCGAAGAACCAGTTCCTAACATTTTATGTTGGTGGAAAGTGGCTTTTTATCTTCTATGATAATGATACGGTCTTCGGTATCAATAACGAGGGCGCAATTCAGTTTAGCTACGATATAGAAATACACGACATTATCGGTAACTTGAATGTATGGAACGGTGCGAACTCCTTGCTTTGGGAGCTTGTGGAGCAGGCTTTTTCTTCCGACATCACGAAGATGTACCAAGACTTGCGTCAGAAGGGCATTCTAAGCTACGACAAGACTATAGAGTTCTGCAACACAAGACAGAGCGACAAGTGGTGCGAGAGCGTCTACAATGAGGACGGGTACTTCAAGTACGAATCGCCTTTGATTGACGGATATACGGACTATTCCACCGGAACTGCGCAGACCGTGAAGACTGGTGCGTTTCTCTATGCGCTCCAAGGTAGTCGAGATGCACACAGAAGATGGTGGCTCTACAACCGATTCAAGTACATGGATTCTAAGTTCCAGGCAGGCTCTTCGTTGTCTGACTACATTACTTTCCGAACATACACACCGAGTGTATGGGCAGGTGTCGAGCCAAAGGCAGACATCACCATCGGTGCGTTCTCGGCAATGTATGGAACTATTCGCTGGGGTAGCGTGACCAAGAGTGAGAGAATGCGAGAGGGAGAAGTGAAGACTATTACTGCACCTGCTGGCATCAAGTTCAACGACACCGAGACCATTATCTACAATGCGTCTATGATTAAGACTGTTGGCGACTTGTCGGCTCTATACGTTGGAACGGTTGATGTATCGAAGGCAACGAATATCACGGAGTTAATTATCGGTTCTTCCAAGGCAGGCTATCAAAATCGAAACTTCAGCGTTCTCTCGCTGGGTAACAATGCGAAGTTGCGCAAGCTGGACATTCAGAACTGTCCCAACTATACCACAAGCATTGACGTGAGCGGTTGCGAGAACATAGAGGAAGTGTATGCGAAGGGAACGAAGGCTACAGCCGTGAATCTTGCTGAGGGTGGTGTGCTTAGAATTTTGGAACTCCCAGCCACCATTACCAACTTGACTTTAAAGAACCAGCCAAAGCTTGGTACTGGTTTATCAGTCGATTCATGGGCGAACGTAACCACGCTTGTTATAGAGAATTGTCCGAATATCGAGCCACTAGACATTGCCGAGAAAATCCTTTCCTCGGACAATGCACTCGTATACGTAAGATTCACCAACATCGATGCACTGAAAGCCAATTTCACGATACTCAACAAGCTGTCGAACATCAAGGGTGTCGGAGACAATGGGGAGTACACTTCAATCGCATATTTGAGCGGAAAATATACTGTGTTTAAAGCTACTGAGGAAGACATCGAGAGAGTGAAGAGCATTTTCCCTCATTTGTCAATTTCAGTAAGAACCGTACTGAAAACAATATTCGCCACCTTCAAAGTGGTAAGCCAGTACGGAGCAATAAAAGGAGCGACCGTGGAAATCAATGGTTTGACATACGACCTTTCTTCGGGAACGGTAAAAGTGCCATTGGCAGAAGGAGAACTCTACAATTACGTTATACGATATAGTGGAGGCGAAGATAGAGGAACCATTCAGTCTAGTTCGGACACGACAATATCAAAGTCGTACAATATTGAAATTGACATAATGACGATGAAGCCAGAGCCTAACGGAAAGATGCAATTATTGGTAATGGGAACGACTATTGGGATAAGTACGTTCCATGACACAATCATGGACTGGGGAGATGGAACAACGGATTCCGAACATTCACATACATATACAGACGGCAATTCTTTGCATAACATCTCTATAGATTCCGCAGACGATAAAATAGCAAATATCAAATTTTACAAAGATGTCGTTTTGGCTTTTTGGGGCATCGGAAAATCAAAGGCTATGATTGGTTCTTTTGCTGGGGAAGTAAAATTGGAATACATCAGCGATGATTTATTCTACAATGGATATAGTGATGATGTGTATGCGTTTTTCCAACATTGCTCTAATCTTAAAGAGATACCAGCCAAACTGTTTGAACCGATAACAGATTTGACATCAATGCATAATTATAGACATAGTGGTATGTTTACTTATTGCACTTCCTTAAAGGAAATTCCAGCAGGGCTTTTCGACCCATTAGTCAATCTGGAGACTGCTTCCGGATTGTTTTACAATTGCACTTCATTAGAGAAAATTCCAGCAGGGCTTTTTGATAAGCTTGTAAGAGTAGATTTCACCACAGATGAATCTGGTAATGGACTTTTCGAGGATTGTGTCAAGCTAGAGGAATTCCCGTATAATTTGTTCGATAAGAACGTGAAAACTAGAAGTTTTTATGGCGTATTCAGAAACACAGCCTTGAAGGTCGGTTTTCTGCCACTCTGCAAAGAGTCCAATGCTAGCCATGAAATCATCTACAGATATTGTGAAAATATGCAGAAGCTCATCGCCCGAACTGCCACACCTTGCACTATAGATAGTGGCACAATTCCGGACGACGTAGGTCAGTTAAAAATATACGTTCCAGATTCAGCGATTGAGGCATACAAGGCGGCAACGAACTGGAGTGCCCACAAAGACAAGATTGTTGGATGGAGCGAGTTGACGGACGAGGAGAGACAGAAGTATGGATTAACAATATAAACGATTAGGATATGAAGATAGACAAAAACAACGACAAGCACATCATCGCTGATGATGGCAAGACGTTCGTGCGCATCGCAGATGGCACGAGCTATGGCAAGGAGATTTATCTAGGGTATTCGTATTTCATTGGTGGGGAGAAGTTGGACGTTCCCCACCTTGACACGCCCGAGGACTTCCGAGAGGTTGACGAGCCAAAGGAAGATGAACAAAAAGAGAACAGAGGTGAAAACTCTAAGTCTCTGAGTTTAGAAACTTAAAAAATAGATATATGAAGAATAATAAGAAACAATTACATGAAGCACTGGCAGTGCTTCTTACCAAACTTTCATCGGCAATGGACAATCCATTGCTGATGGATAACTACGTTACGAAAGCCTTGCGCACGGTTCTTTTGGAGTTTAAGGAATCTGGCGAGCTTTATGATGCCTACAAGGAACAGATACAATCTACCATGGAGAGTGACAATCCTTGGATAGGCATGCTGATGAAATCGATTAGCGGTGATGCCTCTGTCAAAGAGAGCATGACCGATGAAGCCATTAAAGGGATGGTAAACTCTATGTTAGGAGAATAAGCTATGATCAGATGGGTATAAATATAATAAGGTGTAACTCTTTATAGGGCTACACCTTATTATTTATAGGTCAATCACTATTCTCACAGATGTACATAACAAATGAGCTGCAATCTGTATGATCGGAGCCCTTTCAAAAATAATTTGCTTACAGATTGTTACTTTAGCAAAGTTTAACTATAAGATATTGCGCAAAATGAATAAAAATGCGCAGAAAGTTGTAATTTTGCGCCAAATTCTTACTTTAAGAACTATAATTGTAATCAACAACTAAGAAAAGGAGGTTTTTTATGACACAAGAACAAGAAGCCGAAGTCCAACGGTTGATAAAGGACATTGATGTGACAGAACTGATGAATATGCTTAAGAAGCATGGTAATCGGTATAGCAGAAGAATATTGAAGTTTTTCAGATGGTTTTGTAAGTATGTGCCTATCATGATTATGTGCTTTCACGCTTATGGAATATGGGAGTTCTCTCAGCATCCCCGTGAGATGTTTATCCCCTATAATGAAAATATGCCTTGCTATATCTTTATTTATTTCATGGTTTACGTCCT